CATGGTTCAACTACCTGAAAAAACTTATACAGTAAATAGCGATGGTAAGGAAGTACCAACAAAAGGTGGGAAGGCTGCCTATGAAGCAGGTTTTAAATCTATTGATGAAATTTCACGTGAACGAATTCGTCGTGCAGCAGCTAAAATTAAAGCTGATAATGATTTAACTTTACCTGAGAATTTTGATGGTAGCTTTAAACATTATAGAGTTGTTAATCCAACTAAACAAACACTTGAATTAATAGATAAGGCAGGCGAAGATAATGAATCTAACTAAAGCAGTAGTATTATTAGAAACTAGATATAAACCAGTTAAAGAGTGGCCAGATGGAAAAACAGTTCCAAAAGATTTGCCAGAAGATGAAGAATTAAAAAAAGCCTGGGAAGTTATTATTGATAGTCGTAAGCAAAAAACACCAAAAGAAATTCAAGCCAGAAAGACAAAGGATGTCTATAAAGATTTCTCAAAGCATAAAGAAGAAATGAAACAAGATATCCTAGATGGTTATTCACTTAGAGAATTATCAAAAAAGTATGGCCCTACAGATATGATAAGGGGACTAAAGCGAATAAAGTTATATGATTTGTTCAAGAAAATGTGTCCTTTAAAAATAGGCTGGTATGCATACAATGGTCAAAATACAACCTTTTTTAAGAACATAGAAGAAGCAAGAATATTTACAGACTCACCAAGTAGAGAAGAGTTTTATCGAAAGTACCGTAAAAATGGTAAGAGTTTTGAAGGCTATGAATTTTATAGTTTTCAGGAGTTCAAGGAAATTAATCCTAACGTTCCCAAAATCGTTGATGAATATTTAAAGCATAATGGTGAAAAAGTAACCTTTTTAAATTTATAATAGAATTAAAACAATAAGCGAGGTAAAAGAATATGGAATACAGTAGAGAAGAAACAGAAGCATGGTTATATGGCGATGGTGAGTTACCAGAAAAGCCAGGTCAAAGCACAAGAGATGAAGAAATTAAAAGGTTTGTATTTGATGATGTGATCCTAACCCTAGATAAAAAACTCAACCCAACTATCAGAAGCAAAGGGGACGTTAAAGTAAAGCTAGTATCATTCAACTATGAACAAAAGATAGTCAAAGGTAAAAAGGTAGCTATCTTAAGACTAGCTTATCAAAAAGGTAAAAACGTTATTAGAATCACTAAGGAAACTTGCGAGATATAAAAAAGACCCCTAACAAAATTAGGAGCCAGGCGATATACCAAAATCAGTATCTTTAGTATATCGCTTTTTTGTAAAACACAATAGAATACACGTTTGTTTATTAAATGGTGCATATTGATATAATAAAGATATTATAAAGTATTAGGAGTGAAAATGATATATGCAGATAGACAAGGTCAAAACCGCAAGCAACGTTAAAAATTTCTTGAAATATGAATACGATACGTACGTACACATTGTTAGTGCGAACCCTGCTTATATACAATCTCCTAAGCTTGGCGATGTCGTTGTTAGTGGTGGAGCTAGTAATGGAATCTCAGAAAAATATGATAAGTATTTACATGCTAAAGAAATCGTGGAAGGTGTGCAGAATAGTTTGCGCGATGGATCGTTGGCGATGGAATTAACGGTCAGAAAAATAATTGAACACTATCCATTGTGGAAGATTACTAATCAAATTCATATCTCTAAATCACACTTTTATTATTTAGAGAAAAATTATCTATGCGAATTCGCAGATATTTTTGAAATGTATCCAGGTTGTCCGGATCTACATATTTATAAATAACATGTTGTTCAAAGATTTTAAAAAAAGCATATGCTATTATAATGACATACAGTATCAAGGTTGATCGCTTTATAGATCTGAGTTAACAATTCCAATAAACTGTATAACAAATTTTCATAGAAGTTTTTTTAACATTAAAGTCTAGTTTTTATACTAGGCTTTTTTGTTTATGATAATAAAAAAGCCCCCGCCCAAAATAACGGGCCGGGGGTCTCAAAACTGGAGGGGGGGGGTAAAAAATTATCCCCCCAACTTCTAATCGGATGTTATATAATAGAATATAGGCTTATTCATAAATTAATCAATTAACAACCGGCGTAGCACAAAGGAGTATGTCTGATCGTAATTTCATTTCCCGCAAACTCTTAGGAGGATGCATGTTTTTATTATAGCATGTCTATTCAAAATAGTATTTGAACAACAGCATGGTTAGAAAAATAAAATCATCAAAATATGCTAGAGTTAATAATGAAAAAGGACTGAATTGAACGTTGATTTTAAGCGTTAATTAAGGCGATTATACAGGTTATTCAACGAACTCATGCTTAGAATGCGCCTAAGAAGAGCCTTGATTTTATCTTTTTGGCCAAGAAAATAACAGTATCAAAGAAATATTTTTGATTAGATGGAATTAAGCTGATTTGTTGTTGATGAATCTGTTGATGAATCAAAAGAAAATGTTTAAAGCAAATAAAGAAACTTGATTACTATTTGCTGGAGAAAAATAGAAATGAGAATTTGTTGGGAGAAGTGAAACAAAAGCACTTGCATCTGATGTATGCCACTATCCCAAAATAAAAAAAGATAGACAACTAAACTCAAACCAAGTTCAGCAATCTATCTTTTGACAGTGGTCACTGTGCCACTCCCCAATCTCAAACAATCTCTAGCAAGAAAGCTGGAAGAGCGAAACTCGAAAAAAATTTTTCGTCAACGCTCCACCACCCCCCCAGTCTCAAACAATCTTTTTCAAAGCCTGCAATAAGCTTGAACCTTGAAAAACTTTAGTTTGAAATTTAAAACTGTTTGACGTGATCCATAAAATACATTAAATATTTTCTATCAAGGATCTAGGAAGGCTTTAAAATTTGTAATCAAGTATCTAAGTAAATTATAGATGCAAAATACAACAGTTGTACCATGCTTTTTTTTGAGAAAATTTAAAAAGGTACAACCGTTGTAAATGTAAAGTAAAATTAAATTATGATAGTTATATATAGGAGGTTATAAAATGGCTGTATCAAAAGCACAAATAAAATCTAATAGGAAATACGAGCAACGGAACCCACAACAAACAGCATACATGCGAGCTAGAAGGAACGTTAAAGGATTCATAAAGCCGGGGGCTGGTACTAAATTAGAAAAATCTATTGAATGGCGCGGGGTTGATGATTATAAAGCGGATCTATTGGAACTAAAAGCCTTGATAGATGATAGATTGAAAGAATTGTAAAAGTTACTATAATAGGTAACTTTTATTTTTTTGAACTTTTTTATAAAAAATACTTGCATTTAAAACGTACGCGTTTTATAATAAGTATGTAATCAAGGGAAGGGCAAAACAAAAGCCCTTAAAAATTTACTTTTTATAAAACGTACGCGTTTTATAAAATTAGGAGGCTTTTAAAATGATCAAATTGCAAAATCAAGTTTCTGTTATTGTTCCAAAGAAAACAAATGACGGAAGATCAACAAAATCAGTAATTAACAAAGTAAACAAACTTTTTTGTTTAAACTTTGGCGGAACTTCTATTTTAGAAGTTTCTGGATATTGGGTAAACAATGGAAAAGTTTACCATGATAACAATTTGAAAATTATTTCAAACGTTGAAAATATTGACGTTGAGACAATCGCGGAAGCTGCGAACATGGTTTTGATAGAATGCGAACAATTGGCCGTATCTGTTGAGATTAACGGCGCTTTGTACATATTCGATACAAGCGACAGCATCGCGGAAGAGTTGGAAGAAATAGTAATGGAAGTTGAAAAATAAAGGGGTCTTTAAAATGAATAAAAAGAAACTTGCTAGAAGATTCTTAGAAGATAATTTAGATATTGATTTGAATTATCTAGATGAGATAAAGAAACAACCTAAAAATAAAATTGAATTTATGGGCGGTGTAAAAGGTTGGTATTTATCAACTAAATCAGATTATAAATTAATAAAAAACGCGATCGAATTCGCACAATATAAAAATAAATATAGTGATAGAAATTGGATCACTGTTAATAATTTATGGCGTGAAGTTGTAAAAGAAAAATTAATTTTAGGAGGTTATTAAAATGATGAAATTAGGTGCGGTAGAAACTATTAAGGAAGTTGTAAAAGTTAAGCAGGAAGTTAAAACCTGGAAAAGGATGCAAATATATTCTAGTCAAGATCTAGGTAATATAATCAGTGAAAAAATTGGGAGTGATACACAAGAAAATTTTGTATTGATTGGGTTAAATACAAAATTACAAGTAAATATGTTAAGTATTGCGTTTGTTGGTGGTGTGAATACTGCACATGTTGAGATGCCGGCAATCTTTCAAAGATTGTTAATGTCTAATAGTTCTCAATTTATTATTGCACATAATCATCCAAGTGGTAATTTAACACCTTCTGAGGAAGATATACATTTAACTAGAAGGATTAAAAAAGCAGGTGCTTTAATGGGTATCAAGTTACTTGATCACATTATTGTCAATAATGAAACATATACAAGTTTCGCAGAAAGAGAAATTTTATAAAAGGGGTTTTAAAAATGATGAAACAAAAAGAATTACAAAAAATTTTCACACAAAAAATGAATGCTAACCAACGCCGGGCGGTTTTTTGTGGATTCTTTAGAATGGCGGCGGAAGGGTACCGCGATATTAAAGAAGTGGATGCGGAAAACGTCCGCCGGTTTGTAAATGGTAAAAGCGTTAATTTTTCAGATAATAGTAGGATCTTGCTATATTTGGAAATTGTCGCGGTTAGATTAGATCTAATTAAATGGGTCAATTTAAGTGATAATTTAAATATTTATATTGATACTTTAAATAATCTATTAATTAATATAGATTATAAAAATGCTGCGGGGTCTTTCTTAGAAGATATGATCATTGAAATAAAAGTAGCAAAAGAAACAAATTCTTTTAAAGAAAAAATAGAATACGTTTCAGACTTTCAAGAAAATTTATTAAGTCTTGAAATTATGGAACTTTTAGAAGATTGTTATTATAACAGAGATTTATTAATAGATTTAATAATAAAGCAATACAAGCAGCAAGGGAGGCGGATTAAATGGGAAAGTATACAACATACACCACCGCGAACCCGGAACGGCAAAAATACACTAACGCGCGTAATGCTGCTAAAAGTTTCATACTTCCGAAAAGTGAACTAATTAGAAGGCGAAACGAACGGCAAAACGATTATATAGAAAATCTAGAAACTTTAAAATTTATGATTGATGATAGATTGATGACGTTAAAAGGTTAAGGCTTTAACTAGCTTTAACCTTTTTATTTTGCTTTAATTTAATAAACTTTAGGAAGATTTAGGAAATAAAAAGAATAACATAAGACTTTATAAAACTATTAAAATGTTATTATAGTAAATAAGAAAACATATAATAAAGATGCAACTAATTTATTTTAGTTGCTTTTTTTAATTCTAAGGGGTTTTAGTATGGTTGTTACAAAATTGACTATGCAAGGCGGAAAGCCTTCTAAACAACCTTATAACAAGCGTGTGCGAACTGATAACGATCGCACATATAACCAACGTCGCGCAATCACTAAAAAAGCTTATCTAGATTTTTATCACTCTAAAGAGTGGAAACAAACGCGCGCGGAAGTACTCGAACGCGATTTATATATATGCCAAATGTGTGGCGCTGCTGGTAATATAGTAGATCATATAATACCATCTTTGACAGACTGGAACAATCGAACTGATGCGGACAATTTAGAAACACTTTGCCGCCGGTGTCATGATTTGAAAACATGGAAAGAAAAACAGCATCAAAAAGGAAAGGTTAAAAGATACATGATTATTAATATCGTTGTTGGTTTACCTTCTGAAGATAAACTTAATTATATAAATAAACATAAAACAAATAATGATTTGATATTAGATTTTGATAACTTGATGCATGCATTAACTGGATTAGATTTATACAAACACAACAAAGATACAACGTATTATATAGACTTGTTTATGTCTCAAGTTGTAAGGCTGCTTAAAGATGATACTAATTATAATAATGTTTGGATAACTCGCACATATCCAGACAATAATATTATTAATCTATTATCTAATTATCATGATATTAATAAGATCTTTATTGATACTTTAGAAGAAAAAAGTAAAATATTTTGCAAAAAAAATAATTTTGATTTTTATAAAATAAAAAATAAATTAAATTCATACGATTTGACCGGCTGGAAACACCTAAAAGCCCCCCAACAATAACAACGGGGCCACCTTCAGACGGGGCGTTTGAACGGGCATGCTCCCTTCTGTATGAAAAATTCCAACAATTTTTGAAATTTTGGACAAAAAAATAACCCTGGAACTTTAAACAAAGCCCAGAGTTATGCGATTTCTTTTAAATTCATCATAGCACGGGAGTGATAACTTGGCAAGGAAACAAAAACTATTAAGAAATTCAACTGGTCACCTTAGAATGGTGGAGCAAGAAGCTAAATATAAGGCTGAATTTCTGGCTAAAGATGGTTTGCCGGAATTGCAAAAAACACCTCCGCGTCATTTAGATTCAGTGGCCAAAGCTGAATATCGAAGAATTGTAGACACTCTAGGAAAACTACCTTTACGGAATTTAGACCGTACAGAATTAGAACTATATTGTACTTGGTATAGCGTTTATAAAAATACACTCATAAAGCTAAAGGAAGAAACTGATCCAGATGAGATCAGTTCTTTTGTTTCTACACTTGATAAAGCAACTCGTAACATTAAAGGCTTAGCATCTGATTTAGGTTTAAATGTAAATTCACGTATGCAAATGAATATGCCAGAAAAGGAAGAAGACAAACCAAAAAGCTTAAAAGAAAGATATGGTATGTCATCATGAATTATGTTAAAGATTATGCTGAAAAGGTCATTAGTGGTGAGATTTTAGCAGGTAAAAAGGTTATTTTAGCTGCTAAAAGATTTATCAATGACTTAGAACGACAAGAAGATGATGATTTTGAATATTATTTTGACAATGAACGAGCAAACAAAGTTATAGGATTTATGGAGATTTTGCCAGATCCTAAAACAATGCAAGCTTATCCATTGGCAGACTTTCAAAGATTTATCATTGGTAATATGTATGGTTGGTGGCGAAAAGATGATAATTCTAAGCGTAGATTTCGTAAAGGAATGTTATCTATGGCCAGAAAAAATGGTAAATCAATTCTTATTTCTGGTGTTGCATTATATGAGTTTTTATTAGGTAATTCACCTGCATTTTCTAGACAAATTTTCTGTACTGCTAACGACAAAAAGCAGGCTAACATTGTATTTACGATGATTAAGAAACGTTTGAATTCATTAAGATCTAGAGATGGTGATACTAAGCGTGGAACTAAGGTAGTTCGCGATGAGATTAGAAACTTAGATGATTATTCTTATGTTCGAGCATTATCTAAAGATACAGGCACTGTCGATGGTTTCGAACCACACATTGGTATTCTAGATGAATATGCAGCAAGTAAAACAACTGAAATGATGGAACTTTTAGAGTCTGGCCAAGCCTTACTAGATAATTCATTGATTATGATTATTTCAACAGCTGGGTTTGATTTGAATGCACCAATGCATACAGTTGAATATCCTTATGCAACTAAAGTTTTAAAAGGCGACATCATTGACGATACTTACTTTGCTTACATTGCTGAACAAGATAGTGTAGATGAAGTCGAAGATCCTAAAAATTGGATTAAATCAAATCCTATTTTGGCAGTTGACTCTTTAAACGATCAAGTTAATGGATATTTGCAAAAGCGATGGACTGAAGCTAAAGAGAAAGGCACGAAAAATGCAGTTTTAGTAAAGAACTTTAACATGTGGCGTCAAGCAGAAGAAGATTCATACATGGATGTAGAAACATGGGAAGAAGCAGAGATTGAACCGATTGATATTACTGGCCAAAGAGTATGGTTTGGTATTGACGTTGGTAAATCTTCTGACTTATATGCGATATCTTGGTTAATTCCACAAGAAGGATATTGGTATGCTAATTCATATGCTTTTGTGGCTACTAAGTATGGTTTAGACGCTAAAATTAAAGCTGATAGATTAGACTATCGAAGACTTCAGGATTTAGGTCAGTGTGAAATTACTGAATTAGAGAGTGGAATTATTGATGTTGAGCGTGTCTATCAATGGCTAGATGATTTTATCACTCAAAATGATTTAGATGTTCAAGGGATTTGTTTTGACCCAGCTCAATATGGTTCCTTGCTAACACAAATTGAAAAAAATCATCCTGAATGGGAACAGATTTCGATTAGACAAGGAACACTAACTTTATCAATGCCAACTAAGCAATTCAGAGATGATGTTTTAGACCACAGAATTAAGCATCCAAACAATGAAATCCTAAGTGGAGCAATTGCTAATGCAGTGCTTAAATCTGATAACAATGGTGTACGTATTGATAAGAATAAGTATGCTAACAAAATTGACGCTTTGGATGCATTGTTAGACGCGTATGCAGTATGTTTTAGAGAAGATATTGATAACTATTTAACCAGTGAAGATATCTTGAATAGTGATTTTGGCTTTTAGGTGGTGATGAAGTGAAATTTCTACAGGATAATGAACCAGTTATTATATTTATTTTGGCTTGTATTTGCTTAGCATATACAGGCTTTTTGTTTAGTTTTAAAATTGGCTTTCTGATTATTTCGATTGAATTGTTTGTTATGGCAATTATTTCTTATTTTCGAGGGTGGTGATATAGGTGTTATTTAAATTTGAAAAAAGAGATTGGGCTAGTGATTATCTAACGCAAGGAACGTTACCAAGCTGGAATAATTCTGGCAATTATATAGGAATTTCTGCCTTAAAAAATTCTGATATTTTAACAGCTGTATCACATATCGCATCTAATGTGGCCAGATTTCCAATTGTGGCTTTGGATAAGCAAAATCGTAATAAGACCCCCGAAGAGATGGACTATTTAATTAATAAGTCCCCCAACGGAACAATGAATGCTTATCATTGGAAGTTTGTCATGACAGTTAACGCAATTTTGACCGGCGATGGTTTCTCTAGAATTGTACGTGATCCTAAGGATAACAAACCACTTGATATTGAGTATTATCCAACATCTCAAGTATCGATTGATGATAGCGATGTTACTAATGTTAAGTATCACTTTACACCGATTAACGGTAAAGAAATCGTTGAACCAATCGACAATGTTATTCATTTTATGTTTTTTACCTATGACGGTATTCATGGGCGCTCACCACTACTATCGCTAAAAGATGAAATTGGATTACAAGAAGATGGGATAGCCACTTTGAGACGTTTCTTTAAATCAGGTATGAAAGGCGGACTTTTAAAAGCAAAAGGTAAGCTTAATAAAGAAGCTCGAAGAAAAATGCGAGAAGAATTTGAGTATGCACAACGCGGAGCAACAACTGGTAGTCCGATTGTTATAGATAGCAATACAGAGTATTCGCCAATTGAAGTTGATACGAATGTTTTACAGTTAATCAATTCAAATAATTACTCAACATCACAGATTGCTAAAGCATTGCATATTCCAGCTTACAAGTTAGCTATTAATAGCCCAAACCAATCAATTAAGCAGTTGAACGAAGATTTTATCCGTTCTGATTTACCATATTATTTCAATCCGATTGCTAGTGATATTGGAAATAAAATGTTAAATCCAGAAGATAAAAGGTTATTGAGAGTGGAATTTGATACCAGAAAAGAGACTGGTTTGACCGTTACAGAAGCAGTTGCTGCATCAAACGGAACGATGATTACACCTAATGAAGCTAGATATCTAATTGGGCTAGAGTATTCAGATGAACCAGATTTAGAAAGGTTTCAATCAACGCTTAATACAGTATTTTTGGATCAAAAAGAAGAGTATCAAAAGAATATGCAAAACAAGGATAATCGCTTGAAAGGTGGTGAGGAAGATGGACAAGGAAATCAGGCAAGTAACAACTAAAATTGAGTTGCGAACAGAAGGAACAGAAAGCGATCCGGAAGAAGTAATCGAAGGATATGCTTTGAAGTTCAATCGTGATTCTAGCGTATTAGGTGGTTGGGTCAGATTCATTGAAAGAATTGATGAACACGCTTTGGATAATGCTGATATGTCAAATGTAGTAGCAACCTTTAACCATGATAATAATCAAGTTTTAGGCAGATCTAATGTTAATTTAGATTTAACTGTAGATAATATCGGTTTGAAGTTCAGAGTTAAACCTACAGACACCAGCTATGCTAAAGATTTAATGGCTAATATTCGTTCAGGCGTTATTAATCAATGTAGTTTTGCTTTTACTATTCCAGAAAGTGATGATGCTCAAGAGTGGCGCGATGCAGATCAAGATGGAGTTGATTATTATCGTGAAATTCGTCAAATTGACAAAATTTATGATGTATCTGTCGTTACTACTCCAGCTTATCCGGATACAGAAGCAACTGTTGGGCAACGCTCGCTAGATATGCTTAAGAAAAAACAAGCAGAAAAAGAGAGTAGAGAATTAGAACCTTTGCGAGAAAAAATGCTATTAGAACTCGAAAGAGAACAATTATTAAGAGATTTATAGAAAGAAGGAGATTTCATGAATATCCAAGAACGTATTCGAGAATTATTAGATAAAAACAAAAAACTTCGCAGTCAAATTGAAGATAATACTGTACAAGCTCGTACGCTTTTGACTAAAGAAGATGCTGTAAAAGATGATTTAGATAAAGCTAAGAAATTACGTAGCAAGTCTAAAGAATTAGAGGGAGAAATCCGTAGTAATGAAGAAACTATTGCAATGTTAAAGGAGTTAACAGGCGGTTCTCGTTCTAACGGTGATAATGGCAATGATGGTGTAAATGAACGTGAAGCACTTAATGTTTACTTGCACACACGCGATGCAGCAAGTGCTGGATTAAAGACAACAGACGCTGCAGTAACGATTCCAGAAAGTATCGTATACAATCCAGAAAATGAAGTAAAAACAGTAACCGACTTATCCCAACTTGTTACTCAATTTACAGCTACAACAGCATCTGGTAAATACCCAATTTTAAAGAAAGCTACATCTGCATTGCATACTGTTGAAGAATTAGCGCAAAACCCAGATTTAGCTAAACCAGAATTCGAAGAAGTAGATTGGAAAGTAAATACATATCGTGGTGCTATTCCTTTATCTCAAGAAAGCATTGACGATTCTGCAGTTGATTTGGTTGGTATCGTTGCTAAGAATGCAAACGAACAAAAAATCAACACTACTAACACAGCTATTTCTACAGTATTAAAAGGATTTACTGCTAAAGAAGCCAAAACATTAGATGATTTGAAACACATCTTAAATGTTGATTTAGATCCAGCATACGGACGTACAATTGTATGTTCCCAATCATTCTATCAATGGTTGGACACATTGAAAGATGGCAACGGTCAATACTTGTTACATGCACCTATCACAGAAAGTTCTCCAGCAACATTATTAGGTGTTAATGTTCACGTTGTAGAAGATACTTTATTAGGTGCTAGTGGCGAAATGCATGCATTTGTTGGTGATTTAGCACGCGCTGTGTTATACGCAAATCGCAAAGATATTCAAGTACGTTGGGTAGACAACGAAATTTATGGTCAATACTTACAAGTGGTAACACGTTTTGGAACAAAAGCAGCTGATAAGAGTGCCGGCTACTTCGTAACAGTTAACGCGTTAAAATAGCGGTGTCCGATGTACAAGCGGACGTTAAACCAACTTCCGCGAATACAGTAGCGGAGATTAAAGCTTACTTAGATAAGAAAAAAATAAGCTATCCATCAAGTGCTAATAAAGACGCTTTACTAGGGTTGGTGGAGTAATATGAGATTAACGGACGAACAATTTGCAACGATTAAAAATTATTGCAAAATAGACCAAGATTATGATGATGACTTGCTACATATCATCATAGATGGAGCAAGCGATGAAATTGCTAAAGCGATTGTCGAAAATGGAACTGCAGATACTTTTCTAGTGTCTGAAGACAAATACGACAGTCGCTTTTTTGTAGCTGTCATGAAACAAGTTGCTGAAGAATATACTCAACGCGGTTTAACATCTACAAACTATCGATTTGAGTTGTTAACGGGATTGAGTTCAATTATCAATCAATTAAGGAGTGAGTATATGCATGAGACTATCGACGATGACGGAGAGAATAACATTTTACTCGATCAGTTCGGGGATAGATCCAAAAACTCACCGACAGATAGCGGACAAGGAACAAGATGAGTTTTCTTGTTGGTGCGAAGTGTCAAAACTAACAGTACGTGAAACTGTTAAGGCACCTTCTGAGATGGGGTTTAGAAAAGAAACTCCCGTATTTTTAATTGCTTATAAGCAACAAAAAGAAATTCAACCTGAATGGCGAATTAAATGGCGTGGTAAACGTTATGAAATAACTGGAATAGATCCAGATTATCAGAATAAAGATCTTACTAAAGTTACAGGGCAGGTGATTAATAGATGAGTGTTACAGGCGAAGAAGAAATATTAGCTAACTTGTTAAAACATAGACGATATGTTGAAAAGAATTCTAGAAAAGCAGTCAGAAATGGTGCTGAAGCTTTTAGAGAAGTATTAGTTTCAAATACTCCAGTCAGTTCAACTGATGGAGAGCATTTAAGAGATCATACTAAAAAAAGTAACTTGAAATCTTCAACTGGTGTATTCCAACAAGATATTGGATACGATAAAGAAACTGGTTGGCGCGCTCACTTCCCTAATTCTGGGACAGTTAAGCAAAAACCCCAACATTTTATCGAAAAATCACGTGAACAAGCTGTTGGTAAGGTACGTCGAGAATTCATTGAGGCTTTGAAAGTATGAGTTTAATTGATTTTGAAGTTGCTGATTGGCTAACTGCTAACCAAGATTTAGTAGATAAATTAGCTGAATTAATGCAAAACAAATTAGATTATGCACCTATATTTACCGACACACCAGATGATACTTTTATCAAGATTGAAAATACACCTTGGATAAGAGTAACTGGTTTTGGCGATGGTGCAGTTTACGCTGATAATCAAAGACTATTCGAACAACCTAATGTACAGGTTGATTTTTGGGTAAGAGAAGAAAATGTAGATAGATTAGAAGATATAGCAGAAGAAATTTATCGAACCATGAAACAACATTATTTTGAAAGAACGGATTTTAACCACGAAAGAGATCCGGATTTCAATGGTTGTATCATGGTTCGAAATGTTTTTGCAGGTATTAAAGAAAGGACGGCTGATAGAAATGGCTGATAATAAAAAAGTAGCATCATTTGGTGTATCTAACTTTGAATATGGGATTGTAACAGACGAATTAGTTCAGACAACACGCAAGGTGTCCGGCTTGAAAGAAGTAAAGCTCGAATTAACAAATGATTTAAAAACTCTTGCAGCAGATAATACTGCATATTTAGTGCTTTCTGGTGGAATTACAGAAGCTAAAGAAACTATTAACATCTACGATGTTGATTCAAAAATGAAGCAAGATCTATACGGAATTCAAGTAAAAAAAGGTGTAGAAGTATATTCAAAAGGAATTACACCTAATTACGTAGCAACTTTATTTAGAACAGAATTGTCTAATGGTAAGCACACTTGGTTTGGTATGTTGAAAGGTATGTTCTCATTGCCAGACTCCACAAGTAAAACACAAGATGGCGCACCAGATCCAGATCCAGCAGAAATTGTAGGTAATTTCGTGGCACGTGGTGCAGAAGAAACTATCTTGTTAATCGGACGCGAAGATAACGAAGATTTCGATTTTGATACATTCCACAAAGCAGTATTTCCAACAGCACAAAGCGATGTGGATGCTTTGTTGAACGCAGTTAAAGCTTAGAATTAAAAAAACAGAGACGAGAGATGTGAAACGAGAAAGGATAATGAATTATGTATGATATCGAACTTGTAATTGATGGAAAAAAGAAGAAATTTGAACGTAACTATCCACCTACATTAGCTAATATCACCGACGCGATGAAGATTCAACGAATTGAAATTGAAATGGTTAATAGTGGCAAGTCGTTCTACACTGATGAACAACTTGATGAACGCGAAAAGAGAATTGCCGATTTTGCAGTTAGATTCTGGAAAAATCAATTTACCGCCGAAGATGTGCTAAATGGTGCAGATTTAAAGACTGTAAATGTAATTAATAAAGCAGTAGAAGATGCATTAGGTGTTGAAAGAACAGAAGAAAGTGACGAAAAAAAGTCAAAAAAATAACAGTCAAGGATGTTGATAAAACAATTCAAGACATCCATGACTTTTATAAGGCTCGTATGCAAGAAGGATATAAATTTCATGAAGTCGATGAATTCACTTGGGATGATTTAGACAGACTAGAAGAAATTTATAAACCTAAGAAACAATACATTGATGAAGTATTTCCATTTTTATTTTAGAAAGGAGGATATTGCATGGCAGGAAATTTAGGACATTTAGCTGCAACAGTTGGTTTAGATATAAATCCATTTTTAACAAATGAACGTGTATTAAAAAGTATGATACGTTCTACAGCTAACGCTTTACGCGCACAGGATATGGCATTTAAAAGTTCTGGTAACAATGCAGCATCTGCAGCTCAAAAGTATAAATTAATGGAAGCTCAGATGAAGAATTTAAATGCATTAGCTAAACAACAACGTGCAACCTTCAATTCTCTAAAAGATCAGTTATCATCTGGTGCAGGAGATACGGATAAACTAGCAACTAGAACCGCTAATGCTAGTAATCAATTAAATAAAACCGTTGCTCAAGCTGAAAGATTAAAAGCACAAATGGCCACTTTACGTGGAGAGATTGCTTTACAAGAAAGTAGCTGGACTGGTGTATCTAAACGACTAACTAATTTTTCAAATGGAGTAAGCAAAACCGGTTCTAGCTTGCTATCTTTTGGGACAAATGCAACGTTCTTTACAGCACCAATTGTAGCTGGACTGGCTAAAGCTACTCAAGAATTAGTTAAGTTTCAAGATACCATGGTTAAAACCAAGAACTTATTAGTTACTTCTGGAGAGTCTGTAGCAAGCGCTACTGCTGGAGTTAACGAGATGCAAAAGCAAGGTGAATCTTTATCCAATAAATACGGAATTTCGCAAAATCAAATTGCTAAAGGTTACCAAGAATTGGTTAAGCGTGGTTATTCATCTAAGCAAGCATTAGGTGCAATGACAAGTGAAGTTCAAGCATCTGTTGCTAGTGGCGATGATTATAACGACGTTTTAAAAGTTACATCTCAAACTATGGAAGGTTTTGGATTAACAGTTGATAAGAGTGGTAGAGCTATTCAAAACGTTAACTTAATGACTAAGAATACAAAAGATACTACCAACGCTTTAGCATATACTGCTGATACTACAGCTACCGACTTTAATAGTATTGGTATTGCGATGTCTTATGTTAGTTCAACCGCTCATCAAGCCGGCTTTGGCTTAAATGAAACTGCAGCTGCTTTAGGGGTATTATCTAACAATGGTTTGGAAGCTGAAAAAGCTGGTACTGGTTTACGTAAAGTTATTAACTCGTTGACTTCGCCAACTGGAACTGCTGTTAAAGCTTTAGCATCTATCAATCTTAAGACTTCTGATTTCCTAGATAAGAAAGGTAATTTGAAGTCAATGGCTCAAATCTTTGGTATGTTGAACAGTCACATGAAAGGCTTGAGTGATCCACAAAAAGCTGATATTTTTCATTCTATTTTTGGTACAACTGGACAACAAGCTGCCATGATGTTAGCTAAAGACTCTAGTCGATTGAGAGAACTTTCTGGAGAAATCAAGAAAGCTCAATCATCAGACTATGTAAATAATTTAGCTGGTAAAAACATGCAAACTGCACAAAACCAAATTAGAATTTTCCAAGCTAATATGATGAACTTGGGAATGACTTTGGCTAAGAATGTTTTACCAGTAATTACACCAATGGTTCAAAAAGCAACCGAATTAGCACAAAAATTCGGTGACCTAGATCCTAGCGTTCAAGGTGCAATTGCTAAGTTTGTATTATTGGGACTATCTATGGGGCCTTTATCGTTGGCAATTGGTGGCCCACTAAAAGCACTTGGTGGACTAACTAAAGGTTTAGGAACTGTTGCGGGTGGAATAGGCAGAGCAAGCGCTGCTGCTAAGCTAGGTGGCGGAGCTTTTGATATTTTAAAATCTGCCTTTTCAAGCACTGCTTATAAAAGTCTGGCTATGAAATCATCTGTAGCTGTTGGTGAAGGTGCAATTAGCAGTTTAGGAACAAGTGCAGTTGCAGCAGGTGGAAGTTTACTGCCAATGATCGGAATAATTGGTGGAGTAACTGCTGCAGTAGCTATAGGTGCAGTAGCTTATGAAACTTGGGGTAAAAATCTTATTGAATCTGCTCAACGCACACAACGTTGGGGAACTGATATTGGAGCCAGTGCTGATGATGCTGCAACTAAATTCAAGAACTGGTCAACAACTGCTAGTGTTGCTTTGAGTGATACAGCATCAAGTGCTAAATCAAATGGAAAAGAAATTGAAAAAGCATTTGCTGGCATGGCTAAATCAGCTGAAGATGCTGCTAAGAAACAAAAAGATTCTGCTGATAAGTTTGCTGATTCAATTGGTGGCGCAGCAGGAGAAGCAATTCGAGAAGAAGCTGCTAAAGAAGACGCTGAAAATCAAAAACATATCAATAAAATTCAAGGATATTATCAACAAGTACAAGCTATAACTAAGCAAGCTCGTGATAATAACGTCGCTTTAACTCAAGATCAGCGTAATCAAATCGCTAATCTACAAACAAAAATGGCACAAGAACAAGTTCAAACACTTGGTTTAACCAGTCGTCAACAAAGATTAGTGTTACAAGCTGAGTTAAATCAAACTAACAGCATGACTAAAAATCAGCTAAAGAGCATGGTAAAAGCGACATCTGACGCGATGTACAAAGAAGTTGATAATTATAATACTGCTTACGGTAAGATTAAACGTTCTACAGAATTATCTACCAGAGAAAAGAATGCAGCTTTAGAAGCATTGGAAAATGAACACATTAATACCTTGAACCAATTGGGTATTGGATTTATTAATGCTGAAAAAGCTCGTGGTTATACTCGTAAAGCTATTCTTGAAGATATGGTAGACGGAACAGGTATGACCATGAAAGAAGCTGAACGCGCTTATGATGCTTTTGAAAAAGCTCAAAAGAAAACAGAAGCAACTGTTATTAAACTCAGTAGCGATATGAAGAAGAAAGTATATGATGCAGCAGAAACATGGAATGATTTAGTTCTTGATCCTAAAACAGGTAATTTAAAGACAAATGCTCAAGAAGAAGTAAATAAGGCTGTAAATTCAAAAAATAAATGGAACCAAATTAAGTTACTACATAAAGAAGGTAAGTTAAGTACTAATGCTGAACAAATGGTAGCTGCAGCTTTAATTGCTAATGGCAAATGGGATAAGATGTCGTGGAAAGAGCAAAAAGCTTGGTTAAAAGATGGATTTAGTGAAACCATCGTTAAAGCATTAGAAGATTCTGGTCAATGGAATAATCTTACTTTAGAGCAAAAAGAAGCAATTGTTAAAGCTGATGGGAAAGGCGAGTTAGCTAATCTTTTATTAGAAATGGGTCAATGGAATTCATTGACTTTAAAACAGCAAGAGTTATTAATTAAAAATAATGCTACCAAACCTATTTATGAAGCTTTACAAAGTTCAGGAGACTGGAATAATTTGACGCTTAAGCAACAAGAAGCAATTATCAATGCTAAAGGCAAGGAAGATTTGGTTGATGCTTTGGTAAAAGGTGGAGTTTGGAATAGTTTAACATTGTCGCAAAAAGAAGCTTTGATTACAACTAAAGGGACTAAAGATGTAATAGACGCTTTAGTAGATATGAAACAATGGAATGAACTAACGCCTAAGCAACAACAAGCGATTGTGACTGCTAAAGGTTCTATTGAATTGGGCGATATTTTAACTAAATACAAGTTATGGGAAGGAATGCCATACAGTATTTTGAAAGAAATTATTGCTCAAGATAGGGCTAGTGGTAACATTCAAGCAGGAAACAACGCTTTGAGTGCATGGAGAGCTGCAAATCCTGGCGGTGCTAAGCAACTTAATGCTCAAGATCATGCTAGTGGCCCAGCTCAAATTGCTAAGCAAAATGTATCTGCATTTGCTGGAACTTCTGCCGGATCTAGCAAAAAACTAAAAGCTACTGATAACGCAAGTAAGGCAGCAAATATTGCTATAGCTGCAATAAATGCATGGAACGCTGCTAGTCCAGTTGTTCACGCATTTACAGCGATAGTTAAAACCGTAACTGGTAAAAGACGAGCAAATGGTACAGTTGACCACCCTGGTGGATTAATGACTGTTAATGACCAAAAAGGGCCATTGTATCGAGAACTTATCCAATTCCCAACTGGTGAAACTTTTATCCCAGAAGGACGTAATGTGGTAATTGACGCACCAATGCATACAAGAGTTTACCGTGCTAGTGACACTAGAAGAATTTTGCAATCTGGTATAATTCCACATTTTGCAGAAGGAACTTCTAATGCTAGAAAAGCAATTGATACTTTTGATAGTTTATCCAGAAATTATTATCCAAATCCTAATAACAATAATGATAATGTAAATGTTGATTTAGCGAACTTAGAAGAAGGACTTGGAAACTTAGCGGAAATTCTATTAAAGATATTGAATAAGTCGTCAAATATAGTTATGGATAGCGAACGTGTGGGCAAATTAGTTGCTAATACTGTAGACGATAGACAAACTCACAACATTAACTTAGAACAAAGGGGTGTATATAGTGGACGTTAGATATTTAAGTTTTGACGGTAGCCAATCATTTAGAGATTTTGGATTATATATCCAGAGCGCAGAGATTGGTTTTCCAGATAAAACAAAAACTAGAATTAAAATTCCAAATTCTAATATTTATTATGATTACGCTCAAATCTTTGGCGATATGTACGAAGAGCGAACGCTGGAATACACGTTTTTATTAGCTAAAGATCACACAAAATTTGATAGTGAAGACTTAGAATATTGGAAATCTCAAGTGATGAACTGGTTAGAACCTGGTGTTCAACATCGAATTGAAGATTCATCTATACCGTTCTACTATTTCATTGGTGAAGTGCAAAACAACCCAGACTGGCAACAAGATCAATCATTTGGCTATGGCACGTTAAAAGTCAAAATCAACTGTTACCCTTACAAGATTTCAGTAGATGATATGGCTGATGATTTGTGGGACTCGTTCGACTTTAACAACGATGTAGCTCAATTCTTAGAGTTTGAAGTCACTAAGGAAACAACTGAAAGGATATATAATGCTAGTTCAACTGCTGTATCACCTAAGTTAATTGTGACTGGTAATGTAACAGTTGAAGCACATAGTGAAAAGGTCACTCTAAAAGCCGGAACCTACACAGAAACCGAAATCAAATTAAACGTTGGTTGGAATGATGTTAAGTTGTCTGGCAATGGCACAATCAAGTTTTCGTTTCATAAGGAAGTGTTGTAAGTGTATCTAGTAAAGATTAGGAATGGCGATGAAACTACCGTCATTCATGGGACTAAAAATAATACTTTGGGCGATGCTAAGGTATCTATGACAGTTAGTGCTGCATCATCTTTTACGTTTATCATTTATCCAAATAACACTGGATATTTTAAGTTGAGAGAATGGACGACTTATATCGATGTTACTCAATCAGGTAAATACATCTTTCGTGGACGTGTAATCGCAGTAGATCCTAAACACAACGAAGATGGAACTTTTTACAAAGAAATAACATGCGAGTCAGCAATGGCTTATCTAAACGACTCTATCTTGAGTTGGGAAAAAGTAGATAAGAAACCAGCTGACTTTTTTGTTGAGTTAGTCAATGAACATAACAAGCAGGTAGTAGATGCTGAGAAACAATTTAAGATTGCTGAGAATTCAGTTACTAACAATACTAATAATATATATTGTTACGTTGAAGATGGAATTAGCATTCTGGAAGAAATGAAGAATGATCTTCTGCAAAATGAAGATTTAGGTGGAGAGCTTTCAATCGACTATCGAGAAGACGGAAATTATATATCCTGGACTAGAGATAAGAAGGTTAAAGGTCAGCAAGTAATAAAGTTGGCCAAGAATTTGAAGACCTTATCTGCCAAGCCAGATATTTCCAAGATTTGCTCAGTGTTATATCCATTTGGTTCTACTAAGGAAGTTCCAGTCGATCAAAAGAATGATGAAAAGACTAATGAAGTTTCAACACCACGAATTAATATATCTAGCGTTAATAATGGCAAAAACTATCTTGAAGATCCTGAATTGATTAAAGCAATTGGTAGAGCATCGAATACTAAAACTTGGGAAAACATCAAGGAGCCTAGAAATCTTCTGGCCAAAGCTCAAGAATATCTCAAGACCATGCGAAACTATCGTGTGGCTTACGAGTTAGACGCAGTAGATTTACAACCATTAGGACTAGCTGTTGATTCGTTTGAGTGTGGTAACTACTATCACGTAATTAATCCAGTAATCAATGTAGATGAGTGGTTACGCTTGGTCGGTGTAACAATCAATTTAAACAAGCCACTAGAATCAACACTAACTGTTGGCGATCAAGTCAAACGCTTAGTTGATTACAGCATGGATAATCTCCAAACTGAACGCAATTTAAAACGCTTGGCAGCAGAGCAACAAGTTTTAAAACACCAGAATAACATGTTGATTGATGAGAATAATCAGCTCAAACAGACGATTATCAAGCTATGGAATGATATTTTATCAAAGCAAGAGTCTAACGATAGTAGTGGTTCAGCTTGGAACTGGCCATTTAAACCACCAGCCACAATTCGCTTTGATGGCGCTAAATTATTTGGTGTTAATCCAGGTGGCGAGTTTAGACCTAATGGCTTTCATGATGGTTTGGACTTTGGCTCAGTAAACTGGCCAGGATCAGAAGTTAAGGCTATCCACGATGGAACAGTTACTCTAAAGGGTTCTATGGATGGATTAGGAAACTATTTTGTTACTAATGGCGACGGCTTTAATATCGTGTATCAAGAAGCTTTTGGTTCAGCGAGTGATATTAGAGTTAACATTGGCGATCATGTAAAGGTTGGGGACGTTGTAGGAATTAGAACAACTGACCATCTGCACGTTGGTGTTACTAAGCACGACTTTAATGCTGCATTAGGTTCAGCATTTAGCAACAACGGAACTTGGCTAGATCCTAAAAAGTTGATTGAAGATGGATTAAAAAATAATATGGGAACAACACAACCAGTCAATGGCGACTGGGGGCCAGTTATTCGAAATGCTGCCGCTAAGATGAAAGTTAATATAAGCGACAATGATGTAAATCGAATTAAAGCATTGATTTCTAATGAATCTGGTGGAAATCAGACTGTAACTCAACAAGTTTGGGATAAGAATATGGCAGCAGGAACACCAGCACAAGGACTATTGCAATATGTTCCTAGTACCTTCAATGCATATGCAGTTGATGGCCACAGGAATATTAAGAGTGGTTTTGATCAATTGTTAGCATTCTTTAACGATTCAACTTGGTCAAGTGACATTCATATACCAGGCTGGAGTCCAAATGGTTCTAAACGTTTCGATAAGATACCTGCTTAGAAAGGAGAAACAAAATGATTAAATTAGATAGTTTAACCCTCATTTTTGCAATGGGGGGGGGTAGCTAAACAACCGAAATTTAAGCATGTAAATGGAGGTTGTGATAGCTCATAGCCACATTAAGGTGGTTATGTTTTCATGCCTCCAAAATAAGGAGGAAGATTAATGGTTTACAGAGATGAAACAGAGTTTGACTCTAGTAAAGATTGGACAATAGATGAATTAAGTAAATTTATCTTAGAAAAGAAATACGGAAAAGATGTTAGAAGTGTAATAGCTTACGCTTTGGCAAAAGTATATTCTGCGCCAATCGGAGATATGATGGATTTGATTAATCAAAATTCACCATATAACGAGAAAAAGTTAAATAGTATAGAGAAGGATCCAGGATATTCTTATAACAGTGGCAATTCAAATTGGTGGGCTTTTGAAAAGTACTATACTAAAGGTTTTATCAAGAAAATTAAAATTACATTGACTACATCAAGCGACGTGTCAGTAAAAGTAGCTTTAATCAATAAAGCTGGTAAAGTGTTATCTGCTCAACAAATTACAGGTAATGGAACTGTTGAAATTCCTATCAATAAAATGATTAAAGATAATTTTTATTTAGCGATTAAAGCGCCTAATTTCAAATATACTACTAATTTGAAAAATGGTGTAAGGTATTCAACGACATTTCCAAACGACTTAAAAATTGGAGATACATATACACCTATTTGGAAAACGGATAGTGTATTTACACCAGTTATTGAAGTCGTATATACGGAATTATCAAGCTTGCTATATGATTTAGTTGATAAAAGCAAAAATTATCTTGAAATTCAACAAAAGAAAATTACTAATTTTGATGACGCAATAAATCCTGGTGGCTATTGGATTTCTGTTGATAACGGTTCAGATGTAGTTTTAGGAAATGCTCCAGAAAATTCAGAATGGGGATATTACGCCGTTATTAATATCCCGTTTTACGAAGATTTGAAAATGAAATTCATGGCTCAAATAGCAACAACATATGTTTCTGACAAAGGTAAGGGAATTTATCTAAGATACTTAGTTGTAAAGTCTGACGACACTATTGATGAATCAAATCAAACAATCAGACAGTGGCTACCATTGTTAAATAATGATATTAGCTTTGAAAAGAATAGAGTTTTTATCGCTGGTGACTCTATAACAGCTGGACACCCTTATGAAAGTGAAATAAATATTGCATGGGCTAATCAAGTTGGTAAGCATTTAAATCTTAACGTTACTAGAGGTGCTAACAATGGATCAGGTTATTTATTCGTTAATGCTGGTAAATCAGCTATAACTATAGTTGACTCAACAGATTTCACAAACTATGACATAGCTATTTTAGCTTTTGGCACCAATGATTATGGCAATAATATAACTTTGGGCAAATTAGGCGATAATTATCCAACTACCAAACGTTATATGGCGCCATAGATTACGTAATAAATAAAATCTATAGTAGTAATCCAGAAATAACGTTAATTTTATCAACACCAATTAATCGTTCTGATCATGGAACTAAAGATAATGGTTTTGGATACGGTACTATCAATGATAAAGGATATACATTATCTGATGTTGTAGATGCTGAAATTGAAGTAGCAAAGAAATATGGTGTTATCTGTTTAGATAACAGACAATCACCATTTAATGTTTTCTCATTAAATTCTCTATTAGTGGATAAGTTGCATCCAACTAGAGATGGATATAAAGTTCTAGGATCGTATTTAAGTGCTAGAATTGGATCTTATATAAAACCATATAAAGTTTAATCATGAAAACATAACCACATTTATAAGGAGGTAGATAATAAAAAAAGAAAGGAAAATCTAGAATGAATAATTACGCTAATTCACGTTGGAAAGAACGTGGATCATTTAGTAAAGACATTTTGCATTCATATCAAGATATAATTGATGCTATTCGTACGGCGCCTTATGGATTTGATACACGTGAAGCTATGGCTCAAATGTTGATGTTTCTATATAGTACAGTTCAATCAATTGGTGATAGTTTTAGTATTGATATGAGTCCAACTGATACATTTGAGAATGTGGCTAAATTAAAAGAAAAGTATCCTAATGGACAACAAGGTGTCTTTGTTGTCCAAGATACAGGCCATTGGTACTTTTGGTCGGAACTTGATGAAGTTTGGAAAGATGGTGGAAGCTATCAAGCAGAAGGGATTAGTCCAGCTTTAAAGGATATTAGAATTGCTAACAATTATCAAATATTTGATACTCCAGGAAATGCGGTCAGAATGCAGTTCCGAGAGATTTTAAATTTGTTGGTTTCTGAGAATACACCTAACATTTTTAACAAAGATACAATCTTAGTAGATAGAGATTTGGGGCCTTATGGGACACTCTATACTAGAACTGGATATTTTGTCTCAAATGGAATCATAGTTGATGACTATATTGGCAGAACGTTGTATTACTATAAAGCAGATAAGAGTGGTAATGTCGACGGTAATGCTAAGTTATACACTATTTGTGCATATGATAATAATGACAAAATGATCGACAGAAAAACAGACTATTTAAACCAATATGTGATACCTAATGGAGCTAAATACATTCGTTTTTCTGCTGGTAATACTGATGTCGATAAGATGATGCTGAGTTGGAGCGAACAAACAAAGTTTAGTCCTTATCGATCATACTCAACTTTAACTGATGATGTTACTAAATTTGTAAATATCAGAAGTGCGAGTGGTAATTATCTAACATATCCAGATAAAGCTTATAATTTAAACACACAAGCTTTACTCAACTATGATTTAGAAATTGGCACTATTTACAAGGGCGAAAATACTGATAGTGCGTTTAGAGCTAGATCACAAGGATATGTTAATCGTAACGGTGAACCAATCAAATTTGTGTTAAATGACTGGTTAGGTTTAGGAATCAAGTTAATCATTGTTAGATACGATATGAATGGCAAGTACTTAACACAGTTTGACTTATCACAAAATGGAGAACTTGATTGTTCATATATGACTGGTAAATATAAAGTTTATATCATTCGCATGAAGAACGACGCAGAAGATACTACACCTTTAACTTTAGATGTTGTTTCAAAATTAAGAAGTAGTATCTCAGTTGTGAATACTGATAGAATTTCAGAATTAAACACAAATGATTTATACCATGTTCCGTATTACTGGAAAGATTATTTAAATGATAAAATAGCCACAATCAAGGATAAGTTGAGAGATAAGAATAAGTTTGGTTTTATCTACATTGCTGACAGTCATTACAATAATAATTACTGGAGAAGTCCAGCTTTGATCAAAAAAATAGCAGAAGATTGTGGTATTAACTGGATGATCTATCCAGGCGATTTAATCAATGAAAATGCTGATAAATCAGTCGTAATCGGTCGCATGAACAAAATTGTAAATGATTTAGGTAACACTGTATCACATTTCTTGCCAGTTGTTGGTAATCATGATGATAACTGGAACGGTCAACATGGTATTTACAATGCGATTATCAACGATCAAGAAATGACTGGATATATCTTTGATAAATTAAAGGGAAATATCCATTACGGAGAAACTGGCAAGTATTACTACACAGATGATACTATCCATAAAGTTAGATATATCGGTGTAGATACTCATGATGGAGATTATCAAACTGACTCAAATGATGGCAATAAAGTTATTTACAAAAAATATAATGTTTCTGATACTCAACTAGAATTTATTGCTGACGCTTTACAATCTACTAATAGTGATTGGAATATTGTGTTATTTGGACACGTTCCACAATTCAATCCTATGGGAACTACTGAAGGTGTAACATGGACTGGACAGGATAAATTCAATGCTATTTTGGAATCACTATATAGCAAGTCTACATATAGTTTAGGTTCTAAACAGTTTGACTTTAATGATAGTGGTACTTTAGTTGGTGCGTTCTTTGGACATATCCATACTGATATGTTAAAGAAAGTTGGTAATATCAACCATATAACGATTGAGTGTGATGCAAATATAAAGAATGATTACAATCATCAGAAAACATTTATGTCAACTACTGAACAGGTTCTAGATGTTGTTATTGTGGATAAACAGAGCAAACATGTAGAACTTATCAGAGTTGGCGCTGGGGGCAATAGAGAATATAATTATTAAATTTAAGCGGTGGGTGGGAGGAAAATAGGAGATGGTTATGTGCATACATTACTAGGATATTCATGGGCAGAGATAGCTTCAATTTTTGGGATAATATCAATTCTTTTTAGTGGAATTTATTGGTTAATAAATCATGGCAGTAAGGCTTTTAATAAGAACTTTAATAAGAACATTAATTCAGTATTAAAGCCTTTTTCTGAACAATTAAGAGCATTGATTATTAACATTCAAAAGTTAAATGCTAGCTTTGACAAACAACAAGTAAATGTTGAACGTTTAGAAAAACGAATTGATGAACATGATAGAAGGCTAGACAGACATCATGAGCGTATCAAGAGCCTATTTGAAAGAAAGGAAAATGAATAATGAAAGTAGTCAATGATATTATTGAGTGGCTAGTACAGACTGGTTTATTATCTGTACTGGCTATTTTTTTACTCAAACAATTGAAACCTATCTTAGACAACAAAGCACAACATGCATCCACTGAACAATCACGAGCATTGTGGACTTTGCTAGAGCAAGTGGCAGATATGGCAGTTACTAGCCTTGTTAGTCAAGATAAGACAGGCAGAGAAAAGTTCGATGAAGCAAGTATGATTGTTAATGACGTCATGAAGAAACAAGGCTATAAATTAGACTCTAAAACAATTCACACAGCAGTTCAATCTGCTTATGAGAAATCAGAATTAACACCAACAGTAAAAGTTGAGGAGGACAAATAACATGGTTATGTACACAGTAGACGTTTACTCAGGTTCTGAAGATTATATTATTCGTGATCCACACGCTCAAGGAGTAATTGTGAAGGCTACTCAAGGGATAGGATACGTTAATCCTAAATGTAACCACCAATGGGACTTGGCGGGACAATTAGGTAAGAAACGTGGCTTGTATCACTATGCTGGTGGTGGTAATCCAGTAGCAGAAGCACAATATTTTATTAACAACATCAAGAACTATGTAGGGCAAGGTATGTTAGTGATTGACTGGGAAGGTTACCAAAATTCAGCATGGGGTAATTCTAACTGGGTACGTCAATTCGTAGATGAAGTACACCGTTTGACAGGAGTATGGTGTGTTATCTATGTTCAAGAATCAGCATTAGGACAAGTTGCTAACTGTGCAAAAGATTGTGCAGTTTGGGTTGCCAAGTATGCATCCATGAACTGGAACTCTTGGGCAGTACCTAATATGTCTGTATCTAGCGGTGCATTTGGCTCAATTGCTGGTTGGCAATACACTGGTAGCGACATGGATCGTTCAATCTGGTATTTGGATGCAAATTCCTGGGATAAATTTGCTAAACCTGGAGCAAAGCCACAAACTGAAACACCTAAACCAACTCCAGCACCTAGCCAAAACAGTGCTAAGTATGACTCATGGACTGATGAGCTAGGAGTGAAATGGTACAAGGAAGATGGTAAGTTCACAGTAACAGTTGATGAAGGTATCGTTTTACGTTGGGGAGCTACTACAAACTCAACTAAAATCGCAGTTCTACCTAAAGACTCAGTTGTTAAGTACGATGCTTTCTGCCATTCGGGTGGATATGTTTGGATTAGACAACCTAGAGGCAACGGTCAATACGGTTACTTACCTACTGGAGAAGATAGAAATGGTACACGTTTGAATTATTGGGGTAAGTTTGAATAAAATTTTTTATTTTTCTTAGAAAACATAAGACACCTTGTTTCTACCTAATTATATAAGTAGAGGCAAGGTGTCTTTTTTTTGCTAACATTCTTCTTAAACTTTCTTAGTATGCAAAAAGTATGCACTTTTTAAGTGCTTATTTAATAAATCCTTGATATATAAATGTTTGTGTTGAAATATCATAATTTCATCAGG